ACGTTCCCTATCATCCCAATCAATAGGATAAGGGACCACATCAACAGCCCTACTTGGATTAGAGTTATGACGGCCGTGCGGGTATTTAACTTTTGTACGACCTTCTTCAAATAGTTTATTTTGTCTTTCAGCACTTCTATGTCCTTCTATTACTGAACAATCTACATATTTAATTACTTCATTTAGTACTTTTTGCAACCTTTTATCGCAAGTTTCTAAATGTTTTTTACTTCTTTTACCAAAATAAGGCATTATTTACCCCCTCCATGATAACCAGTCACTTACTGGATTTTCACCTACTAAACCAAATAAATTATAAGGGCCATAACCTTCAGGCGAAAACGCGTCAATTAAATCTAATCCTGCTAATGCCCAACCAGCATAAGGTATTCCTCTCATTGCTACTTTTGACGCTACTTTAGGTAACGCTTTTTGAGCTGTTTTAGTCATCCCTTTTTGAACTGTTTTAGAAAATGGAAGCATAGCAGCTCCAGTTCTTGTTACTTGCCCTAATAAAGTAGGCTCTCCTACCTCTTCTAATATTTGAGCTGTTGCATCTTCTGCATTACTAGGAGTAAAATCTAAAACATTATTTTGAGCAGCTAAAGCTTTTTCTGCTTCCTGTTTTTGTAAATGTTGTCCCATAACAGACATAGCGTAATTATCATGGTTATCTAAATAACTTCCCCATATTGCATCTGAACTTGCCATACTATTCTCCTGTAAACGTGCTACTATTTGCTAGCGTTTGTGCTTCTGTTTTAGTTAATACACTAAAGTTGGGATAGTCCAGCCCATAACCTAGTTCCATAAGCTCTGTAAGTACACCATCTTTCATAGACCATTCACCTTTAATAATAACATAAGACTTATCGTGTGAATATCTAGG